TTATAGAATGATTGAGGCGCGATGTGCTAGATATAATTAAACAAAGTAAGCAGTGGAAAGAAAGCGAAGTAGAAGCAGTATTGAATACAATTGTGTACGCTTTCCATGCTCTAAAGATACCAGGTAAAACTTCAATAGAACTTAAACTGGAGAAGAGCAACAAGCAATACGAAGGTTTAACACTACAACAAAGCCTTAAGAAATATGAAGTAAGACTGTTCCATAACAAAGATGTAGTAACACTTCTTGCTACTGTTCTACACGAGATGGTTCATGTAAAACAGTTTCGAACAGGTAAGCTAGGGTACAGTCCTGTGCTAACTTGGGAAGATGGAACGCGAGAGAATGATACTCCCTATTCAAAACAACCCTGGGAGAAAGAAGCCTACAAATTAGAAGGCAAATTGTTAAAAAAGATGTTGACAAAAGCCTAAAAACTTATTATAATATATACATAAATTTGAGAAAACCTTTTCGGGAGAAAAAGATTATGACAGCTACAAACACAAACTACACAGACGCTATGACTGAAGAGCTTCTGGCTGCCTACAACGACGATCCTACTACAGAAACTGTAAAAGAATTTGCAGACAAATGGGAAAAGAGCGTTCGTAGTGTAATTGCAAAGCTCGTACGCGAAGGCGTGTACCAAAGCAAGCCACGTACTACAAAGACTGGTGAGCCTATCGTTCGCAAAGTAGACCTAGTTTCTGCGATTCAATCACGAATGGGAACTGAAGCTCCTAGCCTTGAGAAAGCAACTAAGCAAGACCTAATGAAACTAGCAGCCTTTATTCAGGGCTGCTAAAAATAAATCTTGACAAATTTGGTATGAATTCGATATAATATACATAAATTTGAGTGACTAGCGACTCTTATCCCGTGAAGAGATATATACAGCAGGGGTTCGCTCTATACCCTTAATACAGAGCCCTGTTTCCTTCTCTACAGGTAAATTAGAAGGCGTTGTCTGGAGTACGTTAACTACCAGAGGCTCCAGTATAGTGAGTCGGGACTATCGGGTTCTCTCTGAGAAAGGAGAGAAGTTTCATAGCAGGGATGGCAGCTATGAACCTATTTGAGGCAATCAGGGACGTTAATTAACACGATAAGATTTTAATATGCAGTGAATACTTCCCCGCTGCAACCTCAACCTAATAACCCTCGCAAGAGGGTTTTTTTGTACCTGAAAAAAGTTCTTGACAGTTTCCCAAAACCTTGATATAATATATACTTATAAATGAGAGGAGCAATATTTTGACGAACGTCGTGGAATTTAACCTACAACCCCGCATTGAAAGACAGCTAGAGAAACTCGAAGAGATTCACATAGAGTTGGATCGCCTTTACGCAAATCTCAACGGGGTCGAAGAAGACTTGCAAGAGCAGCAGGAAATCTTTGACAATTTGTTGCAGCACTGGAAAGACCCCGTACCGGTTTTATGGAAGCTGTATGCTACGAATCAGAAGCTAACAGATGAAGACTTTTTGAATATGGAGGACTAATTAGTTGAGTAACCTTTTTAATTCTATAATGAAAAGGCAAAGCCTTTTCCCTTATAAATCAAATACGGAGACATAGAATATGTCGAACTACACAGAAGAACAAACAATAGAAATGGTCGAGGCATATAACTGTAACCCCACAAGAGATACAGTAGAGATGCTTGCAGAGAAATACGAAAAGACTATCAAGTCGATAATTGGAAAGCTGAGCAGAGAAGGAGTATACCAGCGACAGAGTTATAAAACAAAAACCGGAGAGACTCCTGTAACCAAAGAAGAGTTAGTAGCAGAAATCGCTACGGGGTTACAGATGGATGCAGAAGATTTACTAGGGCTAGAGAAATCCCCGAAGCAAGTACTCAAAACAATTCTAGGAAAACTAGAAGCCCAAGAGCCATAATTGTAAAGAATTAACGAGAAACCCGTTATTGATTAACAGTCTTTAACGGGTTTTTTATTGCTTGCGAATTGGGCGGAATTATGTGCGTTATGAACAGACGCAACTTTGGAAAGGAGTTTTAGAGGTTGTAGCGGGGTTATTTGACCCCGTTGGGGTTAGTGATTGTATTTGGTTATCCAATTGATATTAGTTGTCATAATTGTTACTTGAGTTTAAACACAATGGTGTTTGGGCTTAAGATAATTAGTTTAATTAGAAGGATGCCTGAGACCCCGTTTCGGCTACCGCCTACAGGGGTACAGAGAGACACCTTCCATTAAAACAATTATCTTTTGGCTAGTAAGAATCTATGATTGACTTGATTGCATATCAAAATATGAATTTATTATACCACGACTTTTAGCAGAACACAAGAACTGTTTTTGCCCATGTAGTAGGACGACGGGGTTGGGCGGGGTCACAGAAACAAAAAAATATTCTATTTCTGAGTATCGCTATCATACTCGACATATCTTCTTTTGCTTCTGAACTTTTCCTCGGCTTCGAACTCTAGTTCAAGTAGTGTGTCAAGCTCTTCTTCAAATAGTTCTAATTGTACCATAGTTAATACTTGAGATGCTGAAAATATTTGCCAATGAGAAAGAAACCTAGCTTCGACTTCTTCTTCTTTGGATTCTCAGCAGCTTTGTGCATTTCTTTCAAAGCCCACTCCCAGCCCTGAACTTCGTCCAGGCCTTCGGGAGCTTCTTCGACTTTGGTAAAGTGCCAGGAGTTTTTATCAAGTAACTCTAGGTACTCAACCATATGCTTTGCTATCTTTTGATAAGGCTGTTTCATGAGTAACCTCTCTTCGCTATTCTTGCAAAGTCCATTTCCTGTTGCAAAACTTTGAGATTAAAGAGAGCAGTGTCAATATTATACTCTCTTTCATTCCCTAGTCTTGCTTCGTTGACGAGTCCGATAACTTCGAAGAGGATTCCTCTAATTTCTTCCTCTGTAATCTCTTGATCCATGCTTCCCTCGACATATATTTAAAATTGCAGTGAATGCACATGTCTTTGACGATATGCCCCACTCCACACATAAGGCACTTAATCAAAGACCAAGTACCTCTATTAGATTAGGTTCGAAATAGTCAGGGCCTTTCATGACCTTGCCCATTTCATTCTTCTGAGCATAACCATCTACTAGCTTTGACATATTGCTTTGATGTACCTCTTCGAAGCAACTATCAAGGTCAATGCCATAAGCGTGCCCAGTGCCGTAGATAACATAAAGAAGATCAGTAAGTGCATCTGCTACGCCTACCAAATCCCTAGACTCCTGCGCTTCAATCAGCTCATCCATTTCTTCCTCAATCAGAGCAATCCGAAGAAGCATCGTCTCTGTTTGTGGAAAATCTGGCTCTAGGTTTACGTCCTGGTCGCAGGCTTCCATAAAGTCGCCTACCTTCTCAAAATTCGTTACTTCAATCATTTTGCTGCCTTTTTCTCTCGCGAACAATTGCCGCTTGTTTTTTTCGTTGTTTGTGACTGGAACGCTTCGTGTAAGTTTGTCGCTCTCGGTATTCCAGCAGTACTTCACTGTTGTTTACCTTACGCTTAAATACACGAAGCGCTGCGTCTACATTTCCATTTCTAACTGTTACTGATCGCACTGTTTCTCCTTACAAGTTCATTTCGAACTTTTTGCTTTACCTTTGGTTTGGCATTGTTTGCCTCAAGGTATTGTGTAAGCGTTGCAGTAGGAACAGCCTTCATGTAATGATGCTTGTATCGCAATGTACCGTCTTTCTGTCGTACTGGCTCGCTCTTCTTAAATTTAATTCCCATGGTCTTTTCTCCTCGTTAAAATAAAACCCTTCTTGCGAAGGTACTGTACTTTTTTATAGATAGAATTCTCTGTTCTACCTGGAAGCATTTCGAGTAGTTCATGCATAGGTACTTCATTATAGTACTTACGCAACACCTCGACTTCTCTTGATTTCCACATTTGTTTTTTCATTTTGTATATTATAATAAATTTGAGGAGATTTGTCAAGGACAAAATATGCGAAGTCCAAAGCAAAGAAAAATTTTTCTTGACATCCTGGTCAAAAATGACTATAATATACATATTCTGAAAAAACTAAGGAAAAATTATGAATTGGATAGAGTACGGTATCTACGGGGTCTGCCTCCTCGGAGCTGGGTATACTAGCTATGAGATTGGATTTCGTAAAGGTGTAAACGACTGCCTTGCTCATCTAGAAGATGAAGGGTATATTAAACTGGAACACGATGATGACGAATGAATGCGAAATTTGTGGAATGGATTGTGGTGAAGACCTAATCTGTGAAACTTGTTTAGATGAGATTGATGAGTATGATGGACAACCGGATGAAGCGCAGGAGTGGTACGATTATGACCCGGACTGCTAAAAATAGATACCACACAGTACGTAAGTTAGTTAATTCAAAGAGACGGCCACATGACTGGAAGAAAAGAGAAAGAGATGAGGTTGGACATTCTTCACAGAATGATGATGACACAGCTTCATCTGGAGAGACCAGCACTCGTGAAGGAGTACTGCAACCATTGCATGGCAGACTGGGGAAACCTGAGTGAGAGAGAGCAGGCTTTCGTAAATAATGCTTATTCACATACAGTACATAGAAAAGAATATTCCTAAATAATTCTTTACAAAACTCCAAAATCTCTGTATAATATACTTATTGAAATGGAGAAAGAAACATGAGTGAATATACTCCCGATTCGTGGGTTGTGCTGAAAATCGTCAATAAAGATGAAACACTCTATAAAGTCCTAGCAGGATGGAGTGGCGGTTATCTTGACGCTGACTCTTGGCGAATGAACAGTGGCATCACAAAAGCTACAATAGGTGGCAAGCATGCGGTATTCGAAGGAGCAAGTGGTAGTCGATATCGTTGCCATCGTGACGGATATAAGTTGACAATGGCTACTTCAGGCGTGTATAATCAACTGAAAGAAAAGTTTGGCGATGTCGTTGAGTTGATGCCGGAAGACACCGACTGGAACAAATTGAATTGGAAAAGAAGGAATTAGGTTACGATGGATAAAACAACACAAGCACTAGTAATTACGATGGAAGAGTGTGGAGAGCTTACTCAAGCTTGCTCAAAAATACTACGTCGCAACGGGGACGAAAAGAGTCGAAACGATCTGGCAGACGAAGCAGGTGATGTATACTGCATGCTAAAGTTGTTAGTAGATATGGGCTATCTTGATTGGGAAGCCCTGGAAGAGCGTGCAAAATTTAAAAAACTAAAATTGAAGAGTTGGAGTCAACTGTATGATTAAAAAGAAATTAGTAAGTGTAAACACAGGAATTCATGTAGAAATTCTAGACAATGGCTATACACTTGAAGTACACGGGCAGACCGAAAACGGAGATTACAAAACTGTAAGAATGTTTTGTGCCGATATAGACGCCCTCGCAAAAGAGCTAGATGACGCACAAAAACTCTATGACAACTAAGAGCTGCCCTACCTGTGATAAAGAATTCGAAGCCGTACTTGAATTTGCACAGTTTTGTTCAAGAGAGTGTGAAGAAGAAGCTGCCTCTAAATATGTAGAGATGAAGTTCACAACTGCAGCGGATATGATGGAAGACCCTGGGGAAGCATTGGGCAATAAGCTGCTTCAAGCTGTTAAAGAGATGAAAGAATCAAAATAGAAGTATGCAATAGGAGGTTTGGGCAGGGGTTCAAACCTTCTCGGCTCCATCAATAAAGACACTCGTTCGATCAGCCGGCTCAACCTAGGAACGAGATGCCTCCTCTGACTAATCTTTGCAAGGGTTAGTTAGCGAGTGTCTTTTTTAATGGGGTTTGGCCCACCTTATTACCCGACGGGCTATAACTAAGCTCTCTTTCTAGCGAAGGAGGGCTTTTTCTCGTAAGTAAACGAAGTGCCGAAAGGGCTTCAAAGTCCCACCGAAAGGGGGAAAGGAGATATGTATGACAACACATAAATTGTCTATGGCAGACCTGCCGAAATTTTTTCTTGGGTTTGACCGCTTACAAGATGACTTCTTTGCAAGTACAGTAGATGGAGGTTATCCTCGTTATAATGTCGTAAAGGCAGGAGAAGATTCCTATAGAATAGAAATCGCAGTACCTGGCTGGCATAAAGAGGATATCGAAATCTCGCTACATAAAAATGTACTTAGCGTAAAAGGCACTACAAAGCAAACAGAAAATCCGGACGAAACGTATGTCTATAAGGGATTGAGTGGTAAATGTTTTACACGCAATTTCCGAGTAGGCGATCATATTAAACTTTCAAAAGCGTATATGAATAGGGGCTTGCTTTGTATTGATCTTCAGGAAGAAATTCCAGAAGAAGATCGCCCCATTACCATATCAATAAATTAGGAGAAGTCATTGAATAAGTTAGTAATAACCAAGTACGAGGTAGCAGCGGTCGCTCAGACCTTCGGAATGTTGGCATTGGTCTTGTCAATTCCCGGACTTGTACTTTTCACAAGTATGTAAAAGACCTACGGGGTCGGGAGAAATCTCGACCCTTTTTTCTTTGGAGAAAAATATGATAAAAAAAGCTATAGCTCTAAGTCTAGCACTAGTAGGTACAGTGGACGCACAAACCTATACACAAGAAGTAGCGAACATTATTAACGAGAACTGTGTAGTATGTCATCGTCAAGGCGGCATCGGTCCAATGAGTTTCGAAACTTACGAACAAGTACGCCCTTGGGCACCCTTGATTGCTATGAAAGTAGCATCACGAGAAATGCCTCCCTACGCCTATGATCACGGTATCGGTATTCAAGACTTGCAAGGTGATTGGCGACTGTCACAAGAAGATATAGATACAGTAGTAGCCTGGGTAAATGAAGGCTCAGTTTATGGAGATCCTGATACAATAGTACAAGCCCCCACTATGAAAGACCCAGAAGCATGGAATTTCGAAGCGGACTTTGGCGCACCCAATGCAATCATTCCTAGTGTAGCAATTGATATCCCTGCAAATGGCAATGATCTATGGCACAAGCACCTAGTACCTAGCGGTATTACAGAAGATCGCTGTATCAAAGCAGTACAAGTAAAGCCACGAGGCGCAGCGAAGTCTGTAGTGCATCACGCTAACTCAAGTATTCTCACAGCAGAGGGGCGTGAAGGCATGCTCACTGAGTACGCTATGGGAAAGTGGGGAGAGGTAGTGCCCGAAGGAGTATGTCGCACACTACCAGCAAACGCCACAATAAGCTGGGATATTCACATGTTCCCAGGCGGTCTTGGGGCAATGGCACCAAGTTCAGTTATCAAAGACAACGTGGTAGAGATTGGTCTTTGGTTATACACAGAAGAGGAAAGCGAACAACTGAAATACAAACAAGATTTGAGTTTATATCGCCTAGGGGATCAAGACGACTTGGTTATTCCTCCCAATGGATATGCTATGACACAGGGCTTTCATTCATTCGATCATCCTGTGCGACTAGATAGCTTTCAGCCTCACGGTCACTTGCGTATGAATGCAGCAAGCCTTGAAATCTTTTATCCAGAAACAGGTCGCACCGAACAGGTAAGTCAGATTTCTAAATGGAGTGCTACGTGGCACCACAGTCACCTGTATGCTCCAGAAAGTGCGCCCTTAATTCCGGCAGGGGCAGTTATCATTCTCAAGCAATGGTATGATAACACAAGTGAAAATCGAAATAACCCTGACCCAGATATGTATGTAATGGGCGGATCTCGCACCGGGGATGAGATGACTCACGCGTGGCTTGCGATAACACATTTGGATGAGGAAGGCTTTGCGCGGTTGAAGGCGGAAAGAAACGCAACAGGAGATGATTAATGACTAGACTAAACGCATTTGTGTGGACCTTTAGTTTGATGGTGCTGTTAGCGGGCGCACGAGCTGATGGAGCAGAAATTGATTATGCAGAAAATGTAGCACCTATCTTTGTAGAGCAGTGTCAGAGCTGTCATAGAGAGGGAGGTATTGCACCTTGGGCTATGACAGACTATCGAATGCTTCAAGCATTTGCACCTGCCATTAAAGAAGCAGTCACTACGTTGCATATGCCACCAGGACAGATCAATCGCAAGTATGCTGATGTGATTGTGAACCATAGAACACTCAGCGATCTAGAAATGGATACGATTGTAGAGTGGGTCAATGCGGGCGCACCTGTAGAAGGGGATAGAGACCCTCTCACTGAGACAGTATACTCTACCTCTGAGTGGGTTCACGGTGAGCCTGATATGATTGTTGAAGTACCGCCACAAGAGATTCCTGCAGGCCCCAGTGCTATTCCTTATCGTTATGTAGGTGTAGACTTAGGTCTCACAGAAGATAAGTGGCTACGGGGTTCAGAATTTCTTCCTTCTGAGCCTACTGTAATGCACCATATGCTTAACTCAGTGTCAGTGCCAGGAGAAAGAAACAGAAACATTCTTGGTACACAAGGCGGTGAACAGCAAAATATGGACTATGCTAGTGTAAGTGCCTATGTTCCTGGAGGTGATCCAGACTTCTATGATGAGAACACAGGCGGTCTATTGCGAGCAGGTAGTAAAGTAAATCTACAACTACACTATACGCCTGACGGTACGCCTAGAACTGATAAAGCACGAATTGGTTTATACTTTCACGATGAAGGTGTAGTCCCAGAAGAAAGAATGGCAGGTGATTGCGCTTGTATCTTCCCTGATAAGTGGACACCAATTCCACCGTATGATCCCAACTTCAAACAAGAGGCTGATGTTGTACTAAAGAATGATGTAATGTTGCATACCTTCTTGCCACACATGCACTTTCGGGGCAAGGCAATGAGAGCAACAGCATACTATCCAGATGGTGAGATAGAAGAGCTTATTGACATTCCTCGTTACGAGTACGCTTGGCAACTCTCATACACATGGCGTGAGCCTAAGTTTTTGCCGAAAGGAACTAAGCTACATGTGGAGGGTTGGTTTGACAACTCAGCAGACAACCCAATGAATCCAGACCCCAGCAGACTCGTACCTTGGGGACAGATGTCGGAAGACGAAATGTTTTTTGGAGCATTTACTTGGAAAAACTTATAATAGATTTAGCAATAGTAATGACGCTATTAGCTGCAGGATATATATGGAGTATAATGGCTATAACCTTTGTACAATACGTGAGAGGGTCGAAAGACCCTTTTCACAAGAGTCGTAAGACTAGAGATTAATTATGTGGGGCGGAATAGTAGGATCTATAGCGGGGTTGGGAAAAACCTGGCTAGAAGGTAAAAATGCTAAAATGAAAGCTAAGGCAGATGCCGAAGCTCAGGTAATGATAACAGCTTCTCAGAGTAAAGCAGATTGGGAATCAATCATGGCGCGTAACTCTGGAAGCTCTTGGAAGGATGAGTGGCTAACACTGCTTTTTAGTATTCCTATGATACTATGCTTCTTTCCTCAAACTGTAGACTATGTTCATGCAGGATTTCAAGCATTAGAAGAAATGCCTGCGTGGTATCAATACACACTTAGCGTAATTGTTGCAGCATCGTTTGGTGTACGAGCAGCAGTAGGATTTATGGGTAAAAAATGAATGTAGATAGAATTCAAAAACAGCTAGAAATAGACGAGGGAGTAAAGTATGCCATCTATATCGATCATCTCGGTTATCCCACGTTTGGTGTCGGGCATAGAATCACCCGAGAAGATAAAGAATACTGGGAGCCAATTGGAACAGCAGTATCAGAAAAAAGAGTTAGAGCAGCCTTCGAAAAAGACCTCTGTACAGCAATTGGAGATTGTGAAGCTATATACGGAGAAGGGTTCTCTGGTTGGCCTAGAGACGTCCACGAGGTCTTGGTTAATATGATGTTTAATATGGGGCGGACTCGTATGAGAAAGTTCAAGAAAATGAAAGCAGCATTAATCAAGGAAGATTGGAAGGAAGCGGCGAAAGAGGGTAGGGATAGCCGTTGGCATAAACAAGTACCAAATCGCGCAGAACGCTTAATGACTAAGTTGGAAAATGTTACTTGACAAAACATCTCCATTTTAGTATAATATATTCTGAAATGGAGATAACCCAATGAACTTATTTTATTTAGACAAAGACCTAGACAAGTGTGCAGAGTATCATGTAGACAAGCACATTGTGAAAATGCCTTTGGAAGTAGCACAGCTTATGTGTACAGCCATCTGGGTAGATGAGCATCTAGGCTTTGTTCCTCGCGCTTTGAATAAAGAAGAGCGCGATCATCTTAACGAGCTTAAGAAAGAAATAAAACACCTACCTCTAGAAGAGAGACCTTTGACCCCTTATCTGCCAATGATGTATAATCATCCTTGTACGATATGGGTTCGTTCATCTTTAGACAATTTTGAGTGGACTCACTGCTATGGCAATGCTCTCAATGATGAATACTATTATCGCTATGGCAAGCAGCATAAGTCTATAGTCGATGTAGTAAATAAATTACCTGCCCCAAAAAATATGCCAAGAGAAGGATTTACTACTTTTGGTCTAGCAATGCCAGATGATTTGAAAGATTACGATAATCCGATACAGTCTTATCGGGACTACTATCACCTTGACAAAGCTACTTTTGCAGTATGGTCTCACAGAGATCGTCCTGAATGGTGGGATGACAACTACGCAATGTATGATAAAAGGATTACAGCAAAATGAATGTTAGACTAATCGGATACTCTCAAGGTCTGGGAGGAAATAATCTACTAGAAGATATTGCGTATATTGCACGAGTATCAAATCCTAGTAACCAAAACAATACTGCTACATCAGAAAAATTAGTTCGCTACCTTATGAAGCATAAGCATTGGTCACCGTTTGAAATGGTATCTGTGTGTATGGAAGTTGAAACTACTCGTGATATATCGAAGCAAATACTTCGTCATCGTAGCTTTTCTTTTCAAGAGTTTAGTCAACGATATGCAGAACCAGATGATTTAGGAAACTTTGTGATTCGAGAAGCTCGAATGCAGGACGAAAAGAATCGACAAAACAGTATTGAATGCGATAATTCTCAGACAGCTGCGTTCTGGGAAAATTCTCAGCGTAATATAATCAGTGCTTCTAGAATGGCTTATAATCACGCACTCAAGATGGGAATAGCAAAGGAGCAAGCTAGGGCTATTCTTCCAGAGGGTTGCACGCCTACGCGTATGTATATGAACGGAACTCTGCGAAGCTGGTTACACTATATAGAAATCCGTAGCGGGGTCGAAACGCAGAAAGAACATCGAGAAATTGCACTGGCCTGTGCAGAAGAATTAAAGGGCATTTTCCCTATGGTATCTGAGTTTACTTCTTGACGAAGTGCTATAAATTCAGTATAATATATTTTTATTTGGAAAAGTAATGGAAATTTTACTAAACACAGCAGGATTGCTTATGTGCGCTAGTATTCTCGTAACTTGGATGGTAATTGAAGATGAGTAACGGAAGAAAATTTGATGGCGAAAAGCCACGTATGTACCTACTTCCTCCAAAAGCAATTCAAGAAGTAGCAAAAGTATTGACTTTTGGTGCTCAGAAGTATGATGAAGATAATTGGAAAAAGCTAGATAACTTACAGAATCGGTATACGGGTGCGTCTCTTCGACATATCTTTGCAATTATGGAAGGCGAGGATCTAGACCCAGAAACTGGATGCTATCACGAAGCACACGCAATATGTTGTTTACTATTTAAATTGGAGGCTAAACTTGAGGCGAGGAGTAAAGAAGAAGGACTACGAGAACCTGAGTCCCTCAAACATCAAAAAAGTCTATCAGCTCTTGAATCCTACAGAGGCTTCTTCAGGTACGGCGATTACGAAAAAAGCCGCCTGTGATATGCTTAATATCTCGTATAACACTACGAGATTGGACAAAATTCTAGAAGATTGGCTAGATACTCAGGCTTACATTACTAAACGTAAGGCTATGAATCGAGGCAAAGCTGCTACGAATGTAGAGATTGGCGAAGCTGTAATGAGCTATCTTCAAGGCGAAACCATATCTGATATAGCAAAAAGTTTATACCGCTCTCCTTCCTTCGTAAAAAATATCATTGAGCGAGTAGGAGTACCTCAGCGAATCACTTCAAAAGATGAACGAGATGAAGTAGACTACTTGCCTGATGAGTGTGTAGCAGATTCTTTTGAAGTAGGTGAGATTGTATGGTCAGCGCGATATCATCGTGCAGGAACGATTATGCGAGAGCTAGATTCAAAATATGTTTCTAGCAAGAAAGGATTGGCAGATACTGACTATGAAGAAAGGTACGCTTGCAAGTGCTACAATATTCATATATCAGAGCCTACAGATAGTGAAGATTCAATGTTTCCAGGAGTATCTGCAGGTGGCTTCTTCGCAAGCTCTGCCGCATATGACCTAGGAAAGCTGTCTCACTTAGAGAAGTACGGAGTGAACCTCAAGACCTTATAAAAAATAGTTCTTGACAACTTGCTCAAAAATTTTATATAATATCATTTCAAATTTAGAAACAAGGAGTAAAAAAATCGTGGCATGGGACGACGATAAGAAAGCAGCAGTAATTGAAGCCTACGAAGGAGCTGATCCAACACCTGAAAATTCGATGGAAATCGTGAAGGACTTGGCAGACGAATACGAAGAATCACCTAACGGTGTTCGTATGATTTTGACTAAAGCCGGTGTTTATGTTAAGAAGACTCCTGCAGCTTCAAGTAAATCTTCTGGAGGTAGCACAGGTGGCGGATCCCGCGTATCTAAAGCAGCCGCTCAGGAGTCATTAGTGGCCGCACTCACAGATGCGGGTCAAGAAATCGACAATGATATTGTTGAAAAGCTGACTGGTAAAGCTGCCCAGTACTTTGCTGGAGTAATTGCCGCTATTAATGCCTAAATCCACGTCTTAGGACGTGGTGTAACACCAGGAAGTTCCCCGCTTCCTGGTGTTTCTTTGCATCTAAACCTTTCACCAAAGAGGTCAGTATCGCAAAAAAGTTTGCTAACCTGCAATCCAAGGAAGAAAGATAGATGAAAAAAGAAGACCTGGCTAACCTAGTTCACGATTATGGTGATGCTGTTATAACTTATAGAAGTGAAAACTCGAATAAGCTAAAGTATAATG